TCTTTTCTTCGCTCGTGGTCACCACGCCTTTCGCGGCCTCGGTCAGCCAGCCCATCAGCTTGAATAGCACCTCGGAGGGTGGGTTGAAAGGCATCGGCATCGCGATCTTTCGGATGTCGTCCACCCCGGGCGCACCCTCGATCTCGGTGATCTGGGTGACGTCGACGTTCTGGCTTTGGCCCGAAATCTTCGCCCCTTTGAGCTTGAGCATCGTCGCCGCGTTATTGATGTGCGCCGTGTCCAGCAGCGCCCGGAGTGCCCCAGTAAGTGCAGCCGACATCCCGCCGATCAAGTGTGGGAACCCGATCGCCAGTGCACCACGCCAGGGGATGAATTTGAACTCGATGATCCAGTCGAGCTTCGTGCGCGTCTCGTCCCCTTCTTCCCAATTCCGGTACCAGCCGACCACGTCGGTCGTCTGCTCATCGATCATCAAGATGTAAGGGGCGATTTCGCCTTCGCAAAACGAGTCCCACTCGCAGGACATATTCACCATCACGTGGTACACACGTCGAAGCCCGTCTTCGTCGTCGGTCCAGGTCTTACCCTCGACCTTTTGGTTCGCCTTTTCGGGTTCGGTAAGCTCCGGCTCCTCGGAAACCCGCGTGACCGAAATGTCGCGATAAAGTCCCGCCTCGATCCGCTCGTTGAACATCTGTTCGGTGATGTCCTGCATCTCGGCGCAGCGGTTTGCGGTGTAAAAGCTCCCCGCCGCGTAGGGGATGATCAGGTTATCAATCGGGACGAACTCGGCACAGGGGCGTTTCTTCTGTGGGTCGTACCACAGCTTCAGGAACTGGGAGCCGCCAAGCGGCAGCTGCGTAAGCATTTGCTCTTGCTCGTCGCGGAATTCGACGATCTGGTTCGTAAGCTGCCAGTTCATGAAGTCGCGCTTGCGCTCGGCCCGGTTCTTTTGCTCCTCGGTGACGTCCCCCACCACATTCGTCCGTACGGGACCGTCCGGCGGGAAAAGCTCTTTGATCGCTCGGGATTCGAAATCCACGCAGGCTTCGGCCATCACCGGGTGCACGACCTTGGACGCACCCTCGAAATTCGCACCGCCCGGGGCGTCTTTCCCTAACCCCGTGCGCCGAATCCCCTCTTCGTACTGCTTGTCGCGTTCTTTCCGCGCTTCCTTGTCCGCTTTGATCAACTGGATCATTTTCAGCGCGAGCTTCGAGAGTTCCCACGAGGGTACCGACTCCGCCAGATTCTCGTAGAAATCCGGGTCTTCCTGAGGTCCCGCGAACTCCCGCATCCGTACGATCGCCGAGCCATCGGGCTGCTCTTCGATCTCCGCGAATTCGTCGTCCAAGTCGACCATCAGGCCTTCGGTGTCCTCCGGTCCCGGGGTCATCGCTGGCTGCTGCTGTTGAGGGAAAGTGCTAGTGGCCATATTGGGTCCTTAGTCTTCCAAATTCGACATTTTGATATCGCGAGCCACCGATTTTAACTCATCGTACTTTGCTGGGTCTATCCCTCGGATGTCGCGCATCGTACGACGAAGTGCCATCGGGGATTCTTGGTAAGGCGACACTAACTGTCCAAAGATTTTCATGAGTGGCTCATCACCCATGTCCTCGGCATATTCGTACGGATCGCGCATAATTCCTGGTAAATAATACAAATCCCCGGCCAATTCCTCGGGGTCGGCCCCAGGCATCGCACTCTGCACGAAACGCAGGATTTCGTCCTCGTCCATTCCCATCTTCAACCCTTGTGCCACCAACCCACCAATCGAGGGCGTGGGGATGGGCTTCATCACGGTCTTGGCCACCTCGGACGCCACATCCTTCACGGGCTGCATGGCCACGGAGGGTAAAACCCTTTGCGCGGCTTGGGCGAGTGCGCCCTGCAACATCTGACGCCTGGACATCGGCGTTTGCGCGACCTTTTCAACTACCTTCTCCACCAAGCCCGACAGGGGGTCGACCGTGGTCTTCTCGGTCTGGTAACGCTCCATGTCTTTGGCGGGTATCGGGAGCTTCGACTCCTTGGGGCCACCAAGATCGGGCAGTCGCATAAAGCCACGCCTGGACAGGTCCGGTGTCTTCAGGCCTTTGGTGAGCAACTCGTCCGCCATCTGCTGCACGGTCTTTCCCTTGACGCCACCACCCCCGGCGTAGGAATCGAGCGAATCGGTGTAAATCATCCGCCCACCGTCGGAGAAATCCGGCGTCATGTGCTCGATCATGCCGCCCTCGGCGTACCTGCGAAACCGTCCTTCGGGTACGGTCGCCTCGTGCCGTGCAGCGGGAGGGGCGGGGGGCTTGGCACGTGGACCGGTCATCCGGGCCTGTTGCGCCTCGTCCTGCAATCCCTGCTTGATCAACCCTTGCAGCATTAAATCGGCGTGTTGTCCGTACTGCTTGCGCAGGTCCCCCACGAACTGCTCGTACCGGAGCCGATTCACGAAATCGCGCATTTCCGGGGTCTGTGCTGTTTCACGTGGAGCAGCGGCGGGAGGGCGCATCGCGCGGAGCTTGTCCAACTCCTCGGCCTCGTTTTCGTTCAGGCTCGGTGCGTACAACGCGGCGGTGATCCCGGCCGTGGGCTTGAACCCGGCCAGCGGTCCGGCCAGGGTGAGCAGGTCCTCGGGGTTGAGGTAGTCGCCAACCGTTTTAAGAAGATCATTGGGCATAAGGGTTCACCCTGCGTGGACGCTCGTCGTCGTAGTAATCCGGCGCGACTTCGGCCGGGTCGATGCGCAAGAAATCCATGTCCTTCAACAGCCGGAGCACTTGCGTGGTGGTGTCGGTCAGGTCGTCGCGCTCGGCCTCGGGGAAAGAGCAGATCTGGGAGACGAGCTTCTCCGCCCAGTCACGCGGCTGCCCCCGGTGCACGACCGATTCAGGGATGTAGACCCGGCCACAGGCGATGATGTTCGCCACGATGTGCAGCCGTTGCACTTTGTCCGCTCTGCCCGGGTTGTAGCCACGGCAAGGCACCCCGGCGTAGCGCAGGTCCTGAAGGATCGAAATGCCTGAGGCTTTCTCCTCGACCAGCACCAAATCGGTCTTTTTACCGGGTTCGCCGTACACGGACTCTTTGTACTCGTTCACCACCCGAGGGCGCAGATCGGGGTAAGCGAGGAACTCTTCCCAGCAGTCGATGAGCATCACGCATAAAGGTGAATCTTCGCTCGGCCTGAACACTCCCCAGACAGAACATGCGGTCGGGTCATTGATAGTCTTTTCGGTGTAAGCACAATCGTAGGACTGCACAATATACATGAAATCGGGGAATGGCCGATCGGAGTCCCAAAGCTTGAACCACTCGCGCTTGACGATTCCGTAATCTTCCGGGTCGATGACCTCGGCGTAAAGCTCCTGACGTCCGAGTCGAGTTCCCTCATACTGGGCGATGATTTCATCACGAAAGGTAGGGGCGAGGTTTCCGAAATTCTCATGCGTGGTCCCTGAAGTGACGAATACGCGCGGGTTTTCGAGCAGCTCCCGCACGATCGGAATCGGCTTGGGCGTCGTGGTGACGACACCGCGCGGACGTTGGCCGAGGCGCAGGCCGAACATCAGGTTCGACCACATTTCTTTGGCGTTGCGAAACTTGGCGAGTTCGTCGACCCAGAACAGGTCGTGCTGTGGACCGCGAAGCGTCTCGGGATCGTTGTCCGAGTAAATGGTCGCGATCGCCCCGTTGGGCCACTCGAGTCGGCGCTTGGACGGCACCCAATTCGGGCGGTTAGAGGGGTGCGAAATGGCTAACAGCCCGGACTCACCCTCGATCATCACGTCCCGGGCGTCCCCCGCGTCTTCGGCGATCAGCGCGACGCGTGAAGCGAGCTTTTGTTCCACGTGGAACCGGACGAATTCACCTCCACACCGAGTCTTTCCCCACCCACGACCGGCAAGAATAAGCCAAATCGTCCAATCCTCACCGGGTGGGACCATCTGGTTGGGTCGAGCCCAGGTCGGCCAGTCGTAGTAAAGCTCCACCACCTCCTGATCGCTCATCTCGGACACAAAATCCGAAAAATTGTGCGGATCAATCGGGGCTTTCTTCGCCTTGTATCTTCGACTTGGCGACCGCCTGTAATCGCTGGGCAAGTCGATCACGGAGTCCCTCGATGTTAACGTTCGTGTTAAGTTGGCCCGACACCGCGACGTTCACGTCTTTGGCTCGGAATTTCGCGTCGTACCCCATCAGGGTAAACTGCAGCAGGGAATCGGAATACTTTTTGATCGTTTCGCCCGTCTTGAGACCCTGGTGTACCAAGGGCTCGTCGACTCCGACCACCGAGCGTCGGTAAGCCTCGGCTTTCATCGTGTCGACCATTTCGAGTTGGATGTCTTCCATCAGACGATCGAAGGTTGGATGTTCAGCCCTCCACGTGGACATCGCACCACGACTGACCTCAGCCGCCGTGTACGCGTGTCTTAAAGAAAACTTCGCGTTTTCGGGTCCGTCCCGGAACTCGGCCAGGATTTGCAGCATGCGGTAGGCTTTGGTGCGCTCGAATCTACGCAGACGTCCGACACCTTCGACACCTGGAACACAAAAGATCAACGACTCGGCGTCTTCTTCGACCCCGCGTTCCTTAAAACGAACACGATCCTGCTTCACCATGTCGTAAAGCATCGCGTACGTTATTCCCGCGCGGCGCTCGTATTCGCGCAGTGTCTCTTCACCCACCGCGTCGACGTCCACCACCGGCAAAGGTTCGATTTTTACTCCAGCCATGACGCGAAGTGTACCACAGACGCAACGTGTTCCACAACTGTTCCACCAGATTTGTCGAAATTCTCCTTCATGCATTTGCGTACGAGGCCGAGGTGTAGCCCTATGTGGTGGCTGACGATACCTTGTCGTCTGGAAGTCTGCAGGTGTAGTACGGGTGTGGTCATATCCGTTCCATCGTTCCATCATAATGGAACAGCAATGGAACAACCCCACTGGTCCAAAGGCCCCGTCCCTCGGGGCTTCTCTTCAAGTACCCTCTTTTGTTCCACCGTTCCACCTCATATCCCCCCATATTCAGGTTTTCGAACCAAAAATATATACGTATATATGCATGGAACAATGGAACACTTGGCTCTCTGGTCCGTCGTACGGGGCTTCTGACCGTTCCATCTGTGTTCCATCATGATGGAACAATGGAACACTTCTCGGCTGCTGCCAAGACGGCACGAGACTTATCTCGGCCAGTGTGGCGAGGGTGCCACACACCGCCCGGGGAGGGCAGATCCACGAATCTTACCACGGCTGGCGAAGCGTGTCAACTAGTCGAAGCGTTTGTGTTTCACGTGAAGTCTTTTGGTCCACGCACAGCCCCCGGACGCGAAGCTTGTGCAGCGTCTCCTCGTGTGGCACCTGCATTTCGACCAGTCGTGCCGCCTCATGCCCGGGGATGAGGTAGAATTCCTGGCGTTCGAGCACCTGCAGCCCCAGGAAGCACCAAGCCCCGTGCCGGTGTGCGGACACCGCCCAATTGCGCTGCCCGGAGGTCCACTTCGGGAGCCGGAGAGGGGTGCCGGGGCGCTTGGGCAGGTCGGTGAGGACCTTGAGTTCGATCCAGCCCGAGACCGCGCGGAGCTTGTACAGCGCGAACCACACGTCCGGGGTGTCACGGCCGACCTCGTTTTCGACTCGTTGCGCGAACCAGTGACCCCCGAGGCGCAGGTCGAGCCAGCCCCAGAGGTTCTTTTCCGCGCTCACAGCTGTGCCTTCATTCCGGCCAACCGCCATAACCGTTTCACCTGCGTTTCGGTGACTGCCCACCCGTCGAGCCTGAGCATCGAGGCGATTTTGCGGTACCCGCAAGTGGGGTAACGCTCCGCTTTGGCTTTCATTTCCTGGGTGACCCACACTTGGTCCATTGCACTTAATCGTTTCGCCATTTCACTGTCCTCTATCAGTGGTTAAAAGGGTAAATAACGTCAGCCTTTCGACGAACGGCGGAGCGCGTTTACGACTCGCATCGTCGCCACCCCAGCATTTGGTGCCCCCTCGATGAGCGCCGCGTAGTCGATGCCGTACTGGGCGCAGAGCCTTGAACGGGCGTCGGGGCACTTCCCGGCCTCACGGAGCGCATCGGAGGCCCAGTCCGGTACATTAGCCTTAACCCGGGGCTTCGAATGCAACGGAAGTACCTCCGGAGGGCTCGGCGGGGCCATCTCTGTCGGAGCGACCTCGGGCTTCGTGCGCATCACCGCCTCGAACCCCCGGAAGGAGGTACCGCGCGATACGATCTTCCCGCCCCGGATCTCGGTGCCGTCCCAGGCGCGGTACGTTTTCGCTTCACCGTCCAATCGGCGAATCTTCGCCCACCACGGGACGTAGAAGGGGTCCCCGACTCCCCGGGGGGCGTGTTCGTCGATGGCAAGTTCAAAGCTCATTGAGTCCTCCACAAGTGCTCGAGTAGGTGGTGCGGCGGGTTCCCCGATCGCGCGGTGGGTGCCGTCGGGTCGATCGCCGAAGGGAAAGGGCCAATTATCCATGGAGGTTCGCCTCGATCCAGGCCTCGAGCGCTCGGAAAAGCTCCCAACGGTCGAAGGGCTCTTCGCCCACCGTCCTGAATTCGGCGTCGATGTCTTGGCCCGAGATCGAGCAATCGAACTTGTAGACTCGACCTTCATGCAGCATTTCTCCGGCTAACCGCCCCTTCGAGAGGCGGACCCGGGTGTTGGTGGGAGTGGCGTTCATTACGCTCCTTTCAAGTAACGGCGAAGCATGTTGCCGAGGTTCATGCGCTGCATCCCGACGTTCAAGTGTGCGAACCGGGAGACCAAATCGGCACGGGAGAGTCCCATTTGGGTGGAGACGAAGGCGTAAACCTGCTCGAGCGTTTCGCATTTACGAAGCTCCACGGCCACGAAATCGCCCTTGTCCATCGAACGGACGGTCTTGCCGTTCACGGTCTTGGCGTAATTCTGGTAGAACTGCAGGTAGAGCGAATCCACCACTCCGTTTTTGCGCTGCTCGAGGGGGAGCTTTTCGCGAGGAGCGGTGACCTTCGGTGCGCGGACTTCTTCGGCTAGGACCGGGGGCTTGACTGGGGTCTCGACAATCATGTGCAACGCAGAATTGCGGACCTTGTACTCGCGACCGTTGCCGACATCGGCGACTGTAGTCCATCCGCCTTTAACGGCGAGGATCTTGACGAGGTCGTCGGTGGGGATTACACGAGCGGTGGTGACTGTGGCTTGGTTCATTTCGTTTTCCTCTATCGGTTTGGGTGGAATGTTTGCTACTAACGAACCTCTATTATAACACCCGTGCAATACCTTGTCAAGTCCAAATGGGTATTTTTAACCTACCGCTCGTCGGATCGGATGAACGGTATAACACTGGTTCACGTTTCGGCTTTAATGACGTTGATCGCATACTTGTAGTAGCTGTGCGATTCGTTTCGCTCTTGCAGTCGCTCAAGAATATTAATGATCTGCTTCTCTTTCTCAGCGGCTACAAGCTCGGCGAAGCGAACGCAAAAGTCTTGCACATCGCTTATGAAAGCATCGCCGTGCCAGACGTGCATACCTTTCCCTTGGGAGAGTGCTTCTATGTGCGCTTCCTTAGCCATGCGTAATACATCTCCACTATTCATCCTCTACCCCTTGCTCGTATGGCGGCGCGCATGTTGGCCATGAACCGCTTAAGCAGTCCTTGCTGAATGTCTGCGGTGATCCCCTTGATCTTCCAAAGCTGCTTGTTGATTTCCTTTTCGCAGTCCTTGCAGACGTCGCAGATCTCTTCGGTTTTGTAAATGTCGACCAGTTTGACCAACTCGACGTTCGTTTTGCCACAGGTATCGCAGGCCATTATTCTTGCCCCCTTGCTCGTATAGCGGCGGCGCAGTCGGCAGCAAAGCCACCGCCCACAGCCAGCTTCACGCACAGTTCCGCACACGCCTCACGCTCAGCTACCACGGCGGTTTTAAGTTCAAGCTTCATGCGTTCCAATTCTTCAAGCAAGTCTTGACGATTCATGCTCATCACCTTCATCATGTCGATCATGCTTTGGATGTGAAAGCTCAGAGTTCTCACCTCGTTCTCCAAGAATTCTTCGCGTGTAGCATAAGTGCCGAATTTCCTGGTGCTCATTTAATGATCCTCATCAATCGGTTGAGGACCGCGTGCTCTTGCGCTACTGCCAAGTCGTGATTAGCGTTTTGCATCTTGGCTACCGTCTCACCCCAATCGGCTAATACCAGATGCAAGACCTCGTGAATCGCTAACTGCTCAACATCAGTGACAAATCCAAAATCGCCTTCGGCATTTATGGTTAGCCTGATCGACGCATTTTTGCTGACCGTGTTGTACTGCGTTTGTGCGGCGACGCCGCTACCGATCTGCTCATGGGTAATCGACAGGTGCCACTCAGTCAGACCCACGTCGTTAATCAATGACTGCACTTTGGCTTCGAACTTCTCGAAGTCCAGTGCTGTAAAAGTGTAGGTTTTCAATGCTAGTCCTTCGCTTTTAAGATGTCTTTCTTTCCGTGAATGATAATGCTTTTCATTTCAGGGGTGATTTTCGGCAGCGGAGCCCAGGCCAACGCCCAGTCGGCCCAGGTCCCGATCACGCACACGCCACTCGGGTTCAGAAGCAGCATTCGCACGCCCATCGGGGGCGGGTGCTCCAGTGGTGACCGCCACGTGGCTTCACCGGCGATGTAGCTCTTCACACCCGGGATTCGGCGGAGACGAACCAGCGTTTCACGCAGTCGGTGGTTGAGTGCACTTGGACCTCGTCCACCCCGAGCCACTCGGCGAGAATCCGGGCGAGTACCGCGTTCGTCTTGAAAGGCAGCGGCATCGTGGACCCCACAAGCATTTCGTACACCTGCGATGCGGTCAGGCCCTCGGACTCGAAGGAGGCGATCGTGTGGATGGCCTCATCCCGAGTGTAGACCTTTTTCACGGGTTTTTCGGGTTCCGGGGTGGGCTCGATCGTCTCGGGTTCCTCGAACACCGGCTTGGCGTCAAGCTCGTGGAACGTCAACGCCTCGTGATCGTCGATGGGCGGGGTGGTAAGCTTACCTTTTTTGGTGACCATTGATGTAGAGACCTCTATTAATGTCTGAAAAAAGCGGGGGAACCCTGCGCGGATCCCCCCGAAACGCCGTTAACCCTTACAACAGGAGAAGCGGACCGGGGAAGGCGATCCGCACCGGTCATTATAACAGAGCGAGTGCCGTTGTCAATGCATTCTTTTTCATCCGAGCACCCGCACCAAACCAAGCGGACTGTAGCCGGGTGTCGGTGCTGGTAGCTTTACGCTCGTGGTCCGTGAACCGGGTGATCGCGTTGACCAACCCCCAGGCTGTACCCTGCGCGGTCTTGGTGCTCTGGCCAATGCCGGTCAAGTAGATCGAAGTCACGAGTTCGAGCATCGGACGATGGGCGTCGAGGTCGACCTCTTCCTGGTCGGGGTAGAGCACATCGAGGAAATATTTGGTCGCCTCCGCTTTTGACACCGTCCGCTTCGAAAGCTCGGTCGCGTCCTTCTTGAACCGTTCCCAGGTCCCGCCGATCAGCCCGAGGTCGGCTTTCACGCGTTCGGCGTTGAACTTCGTCGAGTGCGGAATGCGGATCTGCCCTGCGGTGTCTTGCAGCGCGGCGTTGAGCGTGTTCTGGCACACGGTCCGCACCGTGGTGAACTGGGCAACGTTCGCCAGCGTTCCGTCGCAGGAGGTCGCGACCTGGACGTAGGGGCGGACTTCGTCCCCGCCGCCGACGTCGAACGAATCGTCGATCCGAGCCAGCGCCCAGTAGGTGGCACCGCCGCGCAGCATCCCGGCGGTCTCCATCTTGAACCCGCCGATTTCGATCAGGTTCCGGAAGAACTCCATCACGTCGCGTGGCTGGGTAATATTATAGTTCGAGGACATCACCGAGAGTGGCTTCCCTGTGTCCGACCGGTACAGCGCCCAGCGGTTGGGTACCGTGTTCACGCAAACGGGGTGGTTCTCCTCGTCGCGCACCTCGTACTGGATCGCACCCTTCTTGACTTCCCAGTTAAATCCTGCCTGTTCGA